GAAACTACCGGCAAGTTCTACATGACAGACATGATCCGCAACATGCTGAAGGGCATGCACTACCAGTTCAATGGCGAGAGGCTGAAGGTAATCACGAACGCTTACAAGTTTCATGTACGGATGACCAAGGATGGCTTCCGAGTGATGGGTGCGAACAAGGTCGCGTTTGTTAAGTCATTCGACGACGTTCTGGTTCACATCAAGAGTCACGCCTGATAGTTATTAGGATGTCATGCACATCCTTTTAACTATTATTTCATTATTAACTAGATAATAGGTCAATTATCGCAGTACCTTTAGAGGGGCCAGGAATGACCATTTCATCTTCGCAGAATACGCTCAACAACTTTCATCGTCTCGCACAGGACATTCAGTCCGACTACATTAATCCACGGATCATCCGTAAACTCAGGGCACTCAATGCGACACTCACACTGAAGTCTCATACGTTTCGAGCCACAAGACCCGGATATTATGTGGAATGGTTTTACAATGTGCACACACGCACTTTTACAATGATTTCGGGTGCTACTAATGGTATGGTGTACATGGAAGATGGCGATCTTGATACAGTTTGCGATCGGCTCGGACAGATGTTTGGTTACGACGTCTAAGGGAGATATTTAAATGAGGGAATGCATTAACGGTGATTGGATTTAATATGAAGCGAAGATCACATCACTTGGACGATGACTCAAAGTTGTTGTCTAATTGGAAAGTTTCGAATTTTATTGGTGAATGTCTTTTAAGGGGGTATCACATTGCTTATTATCGCGATACTAGTCGCATTCATTATTGGACACCAAAGACAACTGACTATCACATCATAGACATTGATCACATCATGATTTCAGAGACAGGACTTGGAATTGGCATCTTTAACTCTCGAGCGAACCGGTGACAGCAACTGGTATATCAAGAATACCGAATATAATGACACACCTGAAAGGACTGCGGCTTGGATTAAGTCGCTGAAGTGCAATGAGCATCCAATTCAGTAATTTACCGAACAACGTTAAACAGGGCCTCAGAGCCCTTGGTGGAATTATCGATGAGAACCCACACGAAAAGGATTTTGTTCGAGTATGGTTCGACGGGGAATTGATGACCATTTCCAAGAATGGCGATCTATGGACCTTGACTTATAAGGACGAGACAACACTGAGTCCAGAGGATGAACTACCGCTTTCTGCACGCTTTCTCTTACATTACACGGTGAAGTACAATGTTGTCGATCAATAGTGTTAAACGCAAGTTACGTTCATACGGCATGCGTGAGGCCTACACTCAGGGTGGTGCAAACATTCTTTACTGTGGCTATATTGCAATTCGTATTATCAATGATTACACAGTGGAGACTTGGACTGCTGGTGAAACTTTGAGCGGCACAATAAATACATACGACACGATTGATCAATGCAATGAAGCAATTCTTGAAATGGGCCTAGCAGGACTACAGGTGATTTGATGCACAATTTTAGTGAGTTCATTAGAAAATATAATATCGACAATCAACTCGACTGTTCAGTTATCGCTACTGAAAACATTCTTATTGTTAACACTATTGATTATCGAGTTACCGTATATGGCTGGCCAGATAATCGGGTATGTGTTGAAGACAAAATTACGGGCCTCAATAAGATCAAAAGGTTCGGTCCCACCAAAACAGATAAGTGTGAAAACTATCTCAAATCTCAGTTGAAACTTATGGGAGCAGAGTTTCCCGAGGAGGAATAATGGCTATCTCATACAAGAAAATCTGCGTTGAGTTACTTGAGGCTATCTGCACCTTTAGTGAAGAGGACTCAGCAAAGATCAACGCAAAATTTACTGCTGGCACATCGTGTATTTACGACAAGATGAAGGTGGAGTTTTCAACGCCAGAGGGCGAGCACACGATCGAGAAGACAGGGCAGGGCTGGGAGCACACCCTGGTGAAGGTCAGGTCGGGTAGCGAGGTTACTGACGTGATTTGAGTACAGATATCCCCCGGAGTGGCTGGATGCTCCGGGGGATATCTGTGTCTTAGGTTAGGGGCGCTTCGCGTTCCTGCGATAGCGCTCCCAGGCAGCCTGGGATACTGGACCCCAGATGCCGTCGTCGTCAACTCCGAGTGCTCGCTGGATGGCGGCGACTACTCGGTCGTGTGCGGCGTCGCTGGCGTCTCCCCACACACCGTCAGGGTTGGTTCCGACGACGGACTGTGTGTACTGGACGCCGTAGGGGAAGTGCCTTCCTGCCCAGTTGCTGGCTGCGACGACAGTGTAGAGTCGTTTCTCGGTGTCGGGGCCTAGGATGTTGTCCGGGGTGGCACCGATAGCGGTCTGGATTCCTGTGATGTCGCTGGTTCCATCACTGGAACGGGCGACGGCGTAGTCGTCGACCAGGCGAATGCCGTATCGAACGTCGTTGATGCTGCGTTCCCGGCGTGCAACAACTCCACCGTTGTCCTGTGGTCCTCCAGTGCCCCATGTGGTGTTTCCGTCAATGGTGTAGAGGATTCCGGCCTGGTTGGGTGGGATGTCTACGATTCCGATGTGCTGGGCGATTCCAGAGCCGTCGAAGTCGAATGTGGCTGCATCGCCTGGGCGGACGTCCCACTTGTCGATGAGAGCGCCGCGCTGTCGGGCCTCGGCCTCGCGTCCGGGGACGTAGGCGGAGCGCCATGCGATGCCGACGGTGGAGAGGACCCAGGAGACGAACATGTCGCAGTAGGGGACGCCGCTGGCGGCGAACACGTCGTTGCCGACGGCGCGGGCGTACCATCGTCCGTACTTGGTGCCGTTCTCTTTGTCGGCCCATCGGCTGTATCCGATTTCGCCTTTTGCGACGCGGATGATGTCTGCTCGTGTTGCCATTTACTTCTCCTTAGTAATGCCGGGGACGTTGAATGCCGCGACACCGCAGACGCCTGCGATGACGAAGTTGATGGCGTTGATGTAGTCTCCGTCTATAACTCCGGCGGCACCGAGTGCTACGAGGATGCCGAATGAGGCGCAGTAGGCGTAGAATCGGATTTTGGGGTCGATGCCCTTGCTTGGGGCTTCGTGTTCACCCATTGTTTTTCTCCTTGAGGTAGGAAAGGATTTCTTTCAACTGACGGTTTTGTGCGTCTATGGTGGATCCACCATGATTTGGTTTGACGTGGTACTGCACGTCCTTGAGTTTGTCCTCAATATCATCTAGCCGGTCCACAACACCGGGCTTATCAGGGGTTCCCTCCCATGTCGCGAGCATTACGGAAAGGTGATCCAAGAATCGGGTAAATCGGTATACGAACTTTCCAACAACAGTCATTAGGGTCATAACCCCAATCATTAGGGCTACATCCAGTGTTTGAGGTAGATTAATCATCGGACGAAAATTTCTGCGAACATATTGCGGGTCTCCGGTGAGTCGGAGAAAAGTCGACCTTTTCGATACGTGCTCCTCATTATGGAAAGCACCTTGTCTCCATACATGAGCAACCTCTCTCCTTCTCGCAAGTCTGTAACCTTATAGGCCCATCTTACCCGATCTCCCTTGGGTTGTCTCCTCTGGGCGAACCACGTGGCACCGTCGATCCAGATGGAGACCTCTCCGTCGGGACAGCGGAGTGAGAAAGCATATCTTGCTCTCCCAGACTTCTTCATAACAAAGTCGTCGTAGTTGTCTGCGAACTTGTTGGAGATAGCATAATCAGCATAATCCTCAGCATAATTGGTAATGAATGACCCGAATCGAGTGTGAGCCACTTCGGACTGAAATTGCTGGCTATCAACGAAGTCAGTGACAATGAATCCATCAGCATGCCGGGAAATACCCTCTTTAGGTTCAATATGAAATCGAATGAAGTAGGGGTTCATGATCGACACGGAGTTTGAGAGCATGAGGCACCGAACTCTGTCCTGATAGCGGTCTACTGTCGAATAGAAATCCATGAACACCTTCGCCTCATCGGGCAGATACCTCAGAGACCCCTTGTCGATGATGAACTCATCAAAGATTATCGTGTAGACATTCGGGTAGGCGATTGACTTGTTAGCCTGTGCTGTAGACAGGGGAATGAAGTAGCCAATCGTCTCCCACTTCTTACCCACCTTGCGCTGCGCGAACTGTCCCTCGACGCGAAACTCTTCGTCGGGGAACTCCGACTGGATATCAGCGAAGAAGGAGTTGCGCCCTTTTAGTTCTGTCTTGTAGCGACGGAGGTAGATAAACTGTTGCCCCTTGTTGATCGCGTTCTTGATAACGATCTTCTTGGCACCATAAGTCTTACCCAGGCCACGAGCACCCATAACCATGTTAAAGACGCCCGCATAAGAGAGCACCTTCGAGAATGAGTAGTAACTGAACTTCTTTTTCAATCGTATCGCCTCACAGTCCACCATCTCGTCCCTGCGAGACGATCAATGCTAGTAATTACAGGTCCATAATAAGGGTTACCCCCGTGCCCGATCAAACGGTTCGAGTCAACAACCATCTCCACGTGATCTGTTTCGGGGTAGTAGGAACCGGTTGACCGCCACGCCATGACAATGAGGTCGCCAGGTCTGAGCATGGCCCGTTGAGCGGCCGTCATGGCGCCACCTCCGCGTCCCATGACGTCGCGCCCACGGAAGTACTGGTCCCCTGTCCAGGTGCCTACGAACGTGCCCGAGGTGTCCTTGTAGGCCCTGTAGACGGTGCTGGAGCAGTCGCCGAACCCCGTACGATCAGGATCCAGCCTCCCCGGAGCCTGCCGGTAGGCGAACTTGCCGATACGAGACATCATCCACTGGAGTGCCTTTGCACCCTTGCTACCGTCACCGCCTGGAGACGGTGTCGGAGACGGGGAGGGTGTACTACTGTTCTGAGCGTCCTTGATCAGTGAATTAATATTTGAATTAATTTCATCCATCTTACAAATCCACTGATTAACGCCATAGGGCACCACCTGGGCGTCACCATACTTTGTCCTAAGACGCATAAGGTAACTCCCGTCAACGTTAATAATTGCGTTACCGCCAGCAATAGCAACGCTTGCATCATTCGAGGACGACGGCTTCCCACCGTTCCCGTCAGTGGTGGGGGTGGGAGAGTTTCCACCTTCAACACCGCTGGTGTCCTTCGACTTGATGATGGTGTAAGCGGTGTTGTAGCGGTTAGAGTACTGGCCCAGGACGCCGTCAGAAAGTAGTGCGCTGCGTAGCCCTTCAAGACCCACGTCCCCGCCCACTCGATTCATGACGCGCATGGCTCGCTGTGGGGACTGGTGGTAGGCAACGCAGAACAGGATGAAAACATCTGTTTCTGACTCCACGCTAATACCATATTTCTCAGCAATGGGTTTATACGCGTTGGCGTCAATGATTAACTGTTCACTTTGCACAGTCTTGTTGCGAACAAGGAAGTTCTTGAGAGTGTCCCCAACGTTGCGAGGCAGGTAGTACGTGTTCCAGAACGCGCTTGTCTCGGGCACAGACTCAAGAGTGGTCTGGAAGCCCGCAGACACACCGCTGTAACCAGTGGGGTCCTTGGCTCGCATCTTGTTCAAAATTGCCGCAGCGCGCGTTCCATACCACTGGCCAACCCCAACCGTAATGGGATCACTATAATTAATTGCACTATAATTCATGGACGATTCAACAGTGCCGATCGCTTTGACCCACACCTTCTGCATAGTGGCATCCCAAGCCATTTCCCCTCCTTAGACAGACGCCTGCCCCCATTTTATCATGGGGGCAGGCGTGTCTCGTTAGAAGATGGAGTATGATGCGTCAATCGCGAGTCGGGTTCCCGCCGGAATGTCTTTCAATGCAATAATATTTCCATTGTGGTTAACATTTCCTCTGAATGCAGTTGAGTCCTGCCACATGGTGACGTAAAAGTTCGTGTACGGGCGAGCCCACGCGGGAAGCCTGAACAAAACCTCACCGTTGGTGATGGACCCGACCTCGAAGGTTGCGTGAATTGTTACGTCGTCACGCTCCCTCCGGCACACAGCATACAGGAAGTTGTTTTGGCGGACGTTGTCAAGGTTTGCGAGCCCTGTGAAATCCTCCCAACCGTAATTGACCCATCCTGACCCACCGCGAAGCCATGCGTCAAACTGTTGCTGAGCATACTTGTACCCCGCTGGAGTGAAGTGCACATTCATCTCGGGAGTGAAGAATTTCGGCTCCTTACCGTTGTGGAACCATGATCTCGAGCCTTCGCAGACGACAGCACCGTGCGGGGTAGCGAGTCGCTTGATCGCGTTCGTCGTCGACGCGCAGCGGCGTGCGATGTTGAAGTCGTCGTTCGCGTCGCACTCGTTGTAGAGCGCCGGCAGAACGATGATGTCCTTGCAGTTCGGGAACGCTTCCTTCAGTTTCTGCATGAAGCGCTCAAAAGGCTGCGAGATATCGCGTCCAGTGCGAATGTCGTAGATCATGTCAATGATATAGCAACGACCTGTCATTTTTCGTTGGAACTCACTGATCTGAGTTGCCGCGTTGTTGAGCATTGTGTTGAAGTTGTTGTCATCGTTAGACGTAAACCCGCCACCGTTTGAGGCGTAATTGTGTGGAATCTCGCCCTTGCTTCGACACCATTCGTCCCACGTTCCGTTTGCGTACCCCGTGAGAATCGCGTTAGACGAGCCGAGAATCAGTGTGTGCGGATACTTGCTGACCCTGTTGACGATGCTGTTCGACTCGAGGTCGTCCAGCCGACGGTCAGCATTCCCCTTGTTGCTGTTGACGGAAGATCGAACCGTCGCCAGTTCGTCTAGAACGTCCTGCATTCCCTGACTGCTAGCGACAGCGATCTGTGATCCGTCCTTGGCAATCGTGGTGAAGAACTTGCCGGAAGGGTGCTTCTCAAACTTTTCAGCCAGCAAACTATTCATTAACTTGTTAACCGAGGCCTCGAAGGCCGCCGTAGCATTCTTGATGCGATCGACGTTTGAGTCGTAAGCGAAATTCTGGTTCTTAACAAATTCTGTGATCTGCTTGTTAAAGTCGTCAACGAGACGACGCTCTTCATCCCCAAACTCGTTTACATAATCCACGACCTCGGACACCACTTCGCGAAGACGAGAGAGAACTTCATAGTAAGTCAGTCCGTCTCCGTAAGTAAAGGGTGTAACATTGTTGAGTTCAATATTTTTAATGAGGTAGAGAGCAGCATCCATCTTCGCTTTGGTAGCAAACCACCTTGAGGACTGATCAATAGTAGGCACAATTCCTCCTAATACATACCATAATTGAGCCAATGACGAGTTCGAGGTCGAGAACTGTCCCAAATCCCCATAAATAGATCAGACAATTCTGCGATAACAAAATCATCCACATTCACGAGAGTGCTGCGATACCGGGCAATCTGTTCCCCCTTACCCATATTATACCCCGTGGACAGGGAGTGCTGATTGTTCCTGTAGTCGTTGGTACCCGTGCTGGATGACGTCGACCTGCTGGTGTTCGTGCTGGTTCCATGAGTACTGGCGTCACTGATGGACGTGGCGTAGTCACCGTCTCCAGCGAGCCTTGTCTGTGGCGTATCAGACCCAACGGTGCGGCCCTTCGAGTCATTCCTTCCCTCCCCACTGCTGCTCTGTGTGTTGGAGCCAGAGTTCTGTGATCGCCCGTCCTGGGACGTCTCATTGACTCGACGACCCCCATCAAGCGGATCATTGTTAAGCAGTTCGGCTTCATACATCCGATTGTATCGGGGCATGATGCGTTCCATCCTCAACTTGAGTCGCCAGACAAAAATATCGGGAGTCTCATGTGCAATCTCTTGGAGCCAGTACTCCCTTTTAATTCTGTCATTGAGTACCTTGCGGTACTCTTCATTGAAAATGGGGTAGTCATCAAGACCGATATGATCACCAGTAACTTTAACAACATCCTTGAGTCGCATCGTGAATTGCGCGGGCATTACTCCTCCGTCTCATAAGTTGTTAGATTCTGACTTGCTAGGTAGTCACCTATGTTGGGCGCAGCATTATCATCAACAGCCCATTCACAGGAGACTTGAAGACCAAATTTTTCGTTAATCTGCTCACACGCAAGTTGACGTGGCTTCATGAAGGACTCGCGCGACGCCAAGACTTGCCCGGAATTTCCTGCGGCCTCTTCGACAACCATACGCTCACGTTTCTCAGAATTTACATTCATGATCCCGAGCATTGTCAGAGCCTCACCCCAGATCTTAGCCTTGGATTCCATGTGCTTAATGCTGGACACAGCACCTGCACCCGCATTCTGGTTGAGCGGAAAAACACCGATCGTCGATGCGAGACTGTCAATAGCAAGATTCTCAGTGCCCCAGACGACGGGTTCGCCGTCATAGATCTTGCTGATGAGATTCTGTACGGTAAGCCTTTGGTCCTGAGAGCACGCCACAATCATGGGGTTGCGTTCATTGAGCAGGTCGATCTCGATGGTGCGATCGATCTGAGCGAGACGTGCGGCGTAGGAGATCACGACGTCGATCTCCGGGACACGAATCTGATTGCCCCAGATGCAGACGGACTCGGCGGCAGGGACATCGCGAGAGTAGACGCCATTTCTCGTCACTCTGTATCCAGTAGGGTTGTCCTGGATATCTAGGGGTCCAGAAATGGTTGCAGGCATCGCCATGAATAACTCAAAGAATGAGTCGTAGTAAAAGACGCTGTAACCATTGTTGAAGATTGTTGTCTCGATAAAGCGAGGATCAATGCCGTTAGGAAGGCCCTCCCAGGTGAACCTGGAAATACACTTCCCCATTAACTGGCGCCTGTACATGAACTCCAGTGCGGCCTGCCGATTTTCTGAGGCTGATGGCTTCGCAGCCATCACCTCGCGATAAATCGTATTCTTCACGTAGTCTTTCTTAGGCAATTAAGGTCACCCGATTCGTGTAGTCGATCCTGTTGTTCCTAGGGTTAATTGTAGCAATCCGCTGAGGAGACCTCCACAGAGTCACACCTTTCTCGAAGATTCCTCGGATAGTACCCTTAAACGTCTCAGGGAGATCCGCGCGCTCCAAGTAGCACTCGGCCAACTTCCAGTAGGTGAACTCAGTCATCAGCGAAAGACGGCTGGGCATCTTGACCCACGTGTTCATGAGATACCCATACCTCAGCCAGTAGTCCCCGACACGCCGGATGGCGGACTGAGAAAGCATACGCACACGGCAGTCGATCACAAGTCCATGAGAAACTATCGCAGACACGTTCCCAGATGTCTGTCCGATAACTGACGGTGGAATAACCTGCATGTCCTGGCGCTGCCCATTAATTGAAGCGATCGCCGCCTCATAGTCACCGTTAGCGGCAAACTGAGCGAACTCATAGTTTGTGTCCCTCACGGTCCGCTGTTGCTGCTGCGAGATCTGAGACGCGCCACTGGCCAACTGGTTCTGAATATTTGCCGTCGACTGTGCCTGAGAATTCGCGATCATGGCCGAGACGCCGGCCGTTGCAGCCTGTCCGATACCAGCACCCACCGCCTGACCGTTAAGCCCGATCGCACCACCCAGCGCAGTCATTCCTCCTTGAGCGGCCTGCACGACCGCTCGCATGTTGTTGTACCGGGACTGGCTGTCAGCCATAGCGGAGTTTCCCCACATAGAGTTCTCCGCCCCGGCCTGCGTCGCAGCGATGCCCGCGTTAGCGATATCGCGTGAAGCAACTGCGGAACGTTGAGCGCGCTGTTGAGACCACTTCGCATTATTGATCTGGGCTGCAGCAGTATGAGCCGACGATGCCAACGCATTAAGAGCGGCGTTGTTGATAGCAGAGAATGTGGGAAGAGACGTGTAACCAGTAGTGTTGTCCCAACCTTCACCGTGCTCATCGAGGCTCCGGCCAGATCGCTTTTCCTCAATTCGAGCACCCCATTTAGTGTTGTAGTCCATGATGGAGAAGAAGAGCGAAGGATTAGGTGGAACGACGTGTGCGTACTGGCGTACGCCAATCCCCGTTGTCATGACAGACTCAGGACGAAACTCTGCAGGATTACCCGAATACGTTGTAAGTTCTAGAACCATATAAGGTGAGGTGCAGAATTTCTTCAGTTCACGATACGCCTTGGGAATCGACTCAAGAACCTCTTTGCGGAAGTCTTTCTCTGTAATTGCGTACTCACGATTAATGTAAACATGCCCCTTCTTAATGACAGACCACTGGGCGACATTACCTAGAACCCCGACAGGAACCTCCTCGGCCTGCCCAGTATCCACAACATCCTTAGGGACCAGGGTAATTGACCCGATTCCCTGGGTGACCCAGGGCTTCTCCCAAAGTCCCCGCATTCCAGTAAGGAATTGATCTGGAGTACACGCATACACAATAGTACCGTTGGGGACACCTTCAGCGAGAGAGCCTGAGGCACAGGTAACCTTGGGGTTGTTCTTGTCGCCGTAACCGAGACGATTATTCAAATCCACTGTCGAAGTCACGATAACCTTGTAATCAAAGTTTGCGACGTCAGCAAGCATGCGGCGATACGTCTTGGCGATGTAGTGCTCAGAACCAAGATCAAGTCCCTCAGGCTGAGTCAGCCACTCACGGCCGTTGTCGTTGAAAGCATCACGGGCTGCGATACCCATGTGACCTCGTTCGAGGTAGCATCGCCCGAACTTGACGCGCTGATAGTAGGTTGACCAGACATCGAGTTGAAGAGTTAGTTGCGTAGTGTTAGGTGCAACATAGTCTACGCTGGTGATAAAGTAAAAGAAGGCGTGGGGTGTATACCCTTCGAAATTCGTTGAATCAATCGGGCGCCCAGGGTTTTCAACCATCACATAGTTATACTGATTTGCCTTGGTGAATGGTGTGGGGATGCGGATGGGTTTCCCTTGCGCAAGGTATGTCATTTGGTTGATCTCAACCTTGTTTACCTTGTTGAAAGATTTAACATACTGGTAGGGAGTCCATCCATAGGCGTCCCAGTCAATAATATCACGATAAGTATTATCAAAAGGAACGTTACACATGGTGACAACGGAGCCAGCAGACCAGACAGAATAGTCGAACGATAATCCTGCAAGCGATTCTGGCGGCTCATTGTAAATCTGATTCACATCTACTCCTATCAGTAAAGCCCCGCCATCCCGGAGGATAGCGGGGCGGTTACTGACTCAGCATATCACGCCTGAATCTGAATTGAAATCTCCTTCTTGACAGGCTTGGTGCCGCCAGGAGCGGACTTCGTATCAACAGTGACCCCGACTGTCGGATACCCATTCTTCTCATCAGGCCCGATGGTCAGGACTCCGTCGTTAGAGATCTTCGTGGCCTTGCTGGTCGTGTTCTTGACGTACCAGTCGGTAGCGTATCCCTTGTTGGCGGGTGGAGTCTTCCAGACGATCTTCGCCTGCCGGACAGCACCCGGCTTCATCACGGTGGAGTGTGCGCCGTCCTGATTGAGTAACTGGATCGTGTCGATCTCAGCGTTAGTCTCATTCTTCGGGGTCACAATAGTCGTGGAAGCCTGGGTCCCAAAAGCAATCGCCGGAGTGAAAGGCGAAGCGGAAATCAGGGACCAGTGGTGCAGCCAGTAGTTATCGTAAAGGCCCTCAGGATTCTGGATAGAACGGTTCTCGAGAAGAACGTCCTTGATCAGCAGGAACTCCCGCGTCGTCAAGATTGCGCTAATGTCCGACAAGCCCAGGGCCTCGTTCGGCACCGTGATGATGTGTGACGGTGCCTCGGCGTCCTGCCGGTTAAAGGCAGCGGAAAGCGAGGTGACGTCAACGTTCGCCTTGAATTCGGGTGTTGCAATAAGAACGAGGTTCTCGGGGCGAGCGAACGAGTGAACTGCGGCAGCATTATATGCCGGCGTTGGGTAGCGCATCTTGTCCGCAGCCACGCGAAGTGCCTTGAGCGCAGCATCAGTATTGTTCTTGTTAGCGTCAAAAACGTTCAGATCAGGAATCTGAACGCGATGGAATCCATGCTTCTCATCATAGGTCCTAAAGAGCGAGCAAATGGTCAGGAACTCAGACCACTCATCGGAAGACGCCGCCACGGCCATCGTCTGAGAAAGCATCTCAGACAGTCCATTGTCACTCAAGAAAGCGCGACGGAGAACGTCACGGTTGAAGGTGACCTTGAACTTCTCCTTACGATTAATCGTGTGGAAGGCGGAGTATGCCGGTGGGCGTGCCTGGCCGAACACGTCCTTCTCCAGGTAGTCCCGGTTCTCATCGTAAACGGTGGGCTTGATGAGGTCCATGTGGACCTCTTCGATGGTGTCACCGAAATTCATCATGCCATCCTTGAAGATGGCCAGCGGGTTGCGCCACGTAATGTCGCGAACAACCGTAGAACCAATGCGGTTAATTAGAGCAGACATGAACTCATTTCGAGTAATATTGTCGCTCATAATTCCCTGAATGGTCTCCTGAACGTTGGCCTTAGTGGCCTCAGGCACCATCTCCTGATAGTCCCTTCGTGCGTCAGAACGAATGGCATTAAGCATGTCGATGTTTGAAACATCATCTCGCAAACGGGGCATGATTACTTCCTTGTGAATAGATCGGAAATTGACATAGGCTTCCAGTTCCCATCAGGAACCTTCGAATCGGGATTGTCCCCGGATGAGAAAAGACCTGAAAGACCTGCAAGAGTCTTCCCAGTACTCTTTACAGCATCCGTGTCAATCCCCATTTCCTTAATTGTAGCACTACCGGCATCCTTTAAGGCAGTACCCGCAAGATCAGCAGCAGCACCACCAACCTCACCGATGCCCTTAGCAACAGCCTTAGCATCGTCTGCCGTAGAGGCGACCGCCGCCTTGACGTCGTCAGCAGTCATCTCCTTACTAGCAGGCACATCATCCCCAGCATAAGGGTTCCCGGTCTCCCGCTCCGTAGGAGTCAGCATACTCGAAAGACGTCCCTCCAACTCGCCCTGAAGCGCAGTCACCTTGTCCCCGAAAACGCTCGCTAAATGATCCCAGGCCGCCTTCGTGTCCTTGAAAGGATCCTCGTCCTTGACCGGATTGGGGTCTCCACCAGTCATGTTTCGATCCGACGGTGAGACGGCTTTCTTGTCACCGTCAGAGTCACCCGGATCATAGACGTTGTTCTCAGGGAGGCCCGCCTCTTTCTTTTGCTCGGGCGAAAGGTGGGCGGTGTCCCGGTTCTGCTGCTGAGCCCGCTTCATCTGGTAATCGGGATTAGCCAACGCGTCTCCGGTAACACCTGTTACCGGTACTCGCGACTTGTCCGGCTTGCTCTCAAGATTCTTCTTGGTCTGCTCCTGAGTTCGCTTAGCGTCTTCAGAGGCATTACCAGTACCTTTATATTTATCTGCCTTGCCCATTTGATCCTCCTAATAAGACGGTAGGCTAGGAACTTACGTCCCTAGCCTACCATTAGTACCCAATGTCAGTCAGTGCCAACAAGAGCCTGCAAGCCGTTCCGCCACGAGCCCTTATCACCGGGTTGCATCTCGTGCGGGCCTGTGGTCACTTTACGGACTTGGGAGCATTCTGTGAGAGGTAACTGATGAGAGCGTCGCGCACAATGTCGTCGGCGTCGCGACGCTCGGTCCAGTGCTGCTCATCAATATCAGAGATGAGCGCCTTGGGGAGACGGAACTTGACAGTCGCCTTGTCACTAACGGGTCGAGCCATGATTAATCCAGCCTTTCAAACTTTAAGCGTAAATGTTGTGTCCTTGAGGACCACGCCTCCAGGAACCCTTGTGGGAATAAGTTTACCTCCCCACTGACCCCCTGTCAACATATCATCCAGAGTTAGTGTGGAAGCCACTGAGCGGGGCATTCCTGCGATGTGCACGTCTAGTTTGCCATTAATCTCTTCTGCATATTGCTTTGCTCGGATGTAAACAGATTTTGTGAAGTTTCCCTCATGTTTCCATGCGCCGAGTTCTACAGGATCGACCCAGAGCGTTTCGGGTGGAGACGTGGGTCCGACGAGGTGAAGCGAGTCTGTGTCTGCGTAAGCGAAGGTTTCATAGTTGTCTTGTGCTGCAGTAACTGTTTTGCTTCGGGCGTGTGCGGTAATGAATACACCCATGGGAGTATAAACAGGATCTCTCGTTTCCATTTCATTCATTTCCAGTGAAACACGATTATCCTTTAAAACAGGATGTTTTCCTGTGATGTCGGGGTTTGTAGCAAACTTTCCGTAAAGACTATTGAGATGTAATTTTGCAATCTGCCGCAAACCGCCATCGCTATTCTTCTTGATCTCCATAAAATGGTCGACATATTCATCGAAGAAACCATGTGATCCTCGAAATTCAAATGTACCATTCCATGAAAGTATCTTCAGGTCATAATGTTTTTTCCATAATTCTATATCAATGTTCGTTGCGACAACTTCTGTTGGTTCGTTTATTTCGGTTAAGTACTCAGTTGGATTAAAAGTCAAATTCTTTTTAATTTGAATGCACGGAATATGGTTCTTCTTAAGTTTAGCCTTAATCGTAATTGAAGATATGTACAAGGGCCTGTCTGTAGTGGGACAGCCCTCAGAATAAAGTGGATCTCCGTAAGGAAGTAAAGAGTTCCGCATAACCGATGGGTAGAGCGAGTTGACGTCATATACACTACCCTGTCCGTTAACCTGTTTAGAGAATCGCGGAGATGCGTAAGTGAATCCACCGCGGTACGCCTTACGAATCTCACTATCGATCTCTGGAGAGAGGATGGGGAATCTGCGAATAAACAATTTACCTGTCATCTTCTTGTAAGTCGCTAAAGAGTCTGCGCCCGCGGTCAGTTTCGTCATCTTCTCGGCAAACTGAACCTCTAGTGCTTGAGCAACAATAGCAACGTCATTCCTCTGATACCGCCTCTCCTGTTCCGTAGGGATGTACCCTATCGGTCTAGCCTTCTCATAATCAATCTCAAGTTTTTGATCATGGAGATTAAATGCTCTGGCGATTGCTGATACGGACATAGGGAGTTTCTTAAACGAATCGCGAAATTCAACCCTGTATCCAGTCTCAAATATGACTGTAATCGAATAAAATTGTCCCATCCGAGAAATAAGGGATGAAAATTGATTCGGGCCGGGATTTTCTTTAGTCCAACTATACCCATGCTTAAGGAGCCAATCTAAAATAAAAATTCCATCAAACTTAAGGTTATGAAAATATATGTGTGCAGCACGCTCTGCGATATGATGCATGAAACCATCAAGACTTGTTCCGTCCACATAGTCAGATAGTTTCCCTACCTTAATGATGCCCCAAGACCATACACGACAATCATCCTCTTGCGTGGTCGTCTCAAAGTCGGCGCAATATGAGGGGATCTTTTTGTGGCTGCGCTTAACGCTTCTTCCGGCGACGGCTGCGGCGCTTGTTAATTGGCGAACCACTAAAATCGTCCTCCGGTCTGATCTTCACTGACTTAATGTCTTCAAGTAGAGCAAGTGTCTCAGAGTGTGCGTTCTCTACGTCGTCATACCACACGTCCTCATTTGCTCTTCGTTTATCGAAATATCCTTCTTTTGCCGCCTCATACATGAGCGATAACTGATTAGCGAAATCGCCATTAACGGTCCACATGAGCCACAGGACGTCATCAGGAATATCGGTCAAGATGCCGTAAAGCGCAGGATCACCAATCACGTCAAGCATGGCGGCGATCTGTTGCTTAGCCGCAGTAAGTTTCTCGGCCTTAGCAGCCTTCGAGAGATTGTCGAGAATAGAGGTCGTTTTTTCCCGCATGGCTTCAGCGGAATCGAAGTGAATCGTCCGTTTGTCGGGATTCATGCGCTCGAGAGCATAATGTGAACCCCCACCTAAATAAGTCTTGCTGGGCCTAAAATCGCGAATCCAGTCGCCAACTGTAATATCGCCCATGTAGGGCAATTTTGTGCCGCTCACAGATCGCTCGTAAGCCGCTATGTCGTCATTATAGCGCTGAACAGCATGCTTATAACGACGAACGTCTTTAGCAGAAATGGGATTACCCTTACTGTCAGCAAAATACCAAATGCTATCAGAATTATTAAACTCACTAAGGCGCTCAAGTTCTCTCGCCGCATTCTTCAACGTCACCTTTCCAACTGCAGACTTACCTAACGGGTCATACTTAGTCCCCCGAATATCAGCGCCATCGCGACTAGTAGCCATCTTATACATCTTCCGAATCGCCCGATCCCGCTCGCCCTGAAGCAAATCGCGAGCCTTTTCCAAATCGGTGCGATGCTGTCTCTTCGCATCGGCCTTAAGCGAGCCTAACTTAACAGGGCCTGAAGACTCGCTCCCGAGAGTGTCGGGCAAGCCTAAATTACCATTTAGATTTAAGTCTCCAACAAACTCCCTAATATCAGCCGCCGTATTACGGACGCGCTTGGCGCCGCGCTTAAATGACCTATAGTGCTTAGCCCAATGAGACTTAACCATGACAAACCCCCTGCCCCCTAAGGGGCAGGGGGCACCATCATTCTACTAGACTCAGGCCAGTGTCACGGTCGTATACTCACGACCTCGACCTGACTTCGCCGAACCGACCTCAACAGCCACCGGCTCCGGCCAGGTCTTCACATCGCCCAGGATATCAACCAGACGCTGAATCTGCGCCACCACGGTCTGAGACGAGGTGCCGTACGCCTTGCCGTCCTTGTCGATCACAGTAATCGCCCGACGCGTCTCGACCTCACCGGTATCCGTGTCAACCACGTCATCCTCGGTGATCACGATGTCTTTGATCTCAATTGTCTTCCCACGCAGTTCCTTGAAAGAGACGGCAGAATTCTGAGCAGTGAAGAAGGCCTTCTTGCCAGCAAAGTCGTCAGAAAGAGAAGAGTAAACAACAGCCATGATCATTTCCTTCCGTATATGGCTCGATTTCAATTCAGTGTTCTGGTATTACCCGCCCAGCCGGGAATCTATTAAAAGAGTGTCATCTGGTCGTCATCTTCAACAACCACAATCTTCCCAAGCATGTGAGTAGCCGCCTCAGCGATGGCGAAATGAATGTTCGCTTTGTGTGCAAAATAAATAGTCCCCTTGTTGTCGCCGTTAATGTAGGTGACCTCGTATCTATCCTTAAGTCGATTGACAACAATCGTGCCGCGATTGCCTTGAATGTGATACTTATTCACGTGTCGATTGTTTGTCTTGTATCGACTAACTAACCGCGTCTTATGTCTTAGTGTATCGCTATACACTCTCACGCGAAAATCATCATCAGCACTGCGAACAAAGCCATCCACAGCAACCAGCCCCCAATCTTAGGCGCAGCCTTCGCAGCAATCATACCCCCAGCGACACCGACAGCAACCCCGCCCGCAGTAAGGCGCTCACCATGAGCCCGCACGTCAGCAGGAGAGTAACCTGCATGAACCTCAGCAGAATTCTGTCGCTCATACTCATCCGCCCCCATTTCCTTGTCCATCCAAATCCATTCGCCATTAATGCATTCCCACATCGTTCTCACTCCTCGAGCCAATTATCGATCATTCGTAGAGCCTTGATGATATTTCCAACAGTGACTGTCAAAGTGTTGAAGTCCCATTGAAAGGTAACCTTGTCGCCATCTGGGTCGTTATCGAGAGCGTTAACGCGTGATCCATGGACATTGAATGCAACCCAGTCGTCTGAATGGTTTACGTAATAGTCCGTCCATCCTCCAATCACCATCCGAAGTTTCATGTTTCTACATGGTTTGGTGTTCTGTGTGTAATGCATCATTGTGTAAGTCCTATGAGCCAGAAAAGTAGATGTGCGCGGGATAAAAAGAGTAGGTTTCTCTTTCGGTTGTATAGTTTACCATCTTTCTTTTCGATAATAAACGTTCTATTGTTTCGAGTGATCTTCGCGACGTTCTCCATTTCTGTGATCTGAAACCCTTGTTCCAGTAGTACTGAATAAAGTGGTTGGTCGAGGATTCT